TAGTGTTTGGTTTCCGGCTCGTATTGCGGCAGCTTGGACAACTCCTGTTGCAAGGATTCCACCTTCTGCCGCATCATTTGCGGCGGTGCAACATCAAAACCTTTGCCGTAAATCACTTGCATCAGGTGATCTCCCGCCCGCTGACGCGCATGTTGATGGCGCTCGCCGCGCTGGCGATAGTCGAAATGAACGAAGCGGTCGGCATGATTTGCCCCACTAACTCAGGAAACGTGTAGACCTCGGCTGCCGCTAGACTTTTAGTTTTAGTAATCAAGTTTTGGTTGCCCGCCGTATCCGAACCTGTGACCAAGTTTACGCTGATCGTAGCCGGGCTACCGCTGATGTTTGTAGCCGTGAACTTGTCAATGATGGTGGCCGTAGCGTTGGTCGGCACGATGTACTGGGTGGTTTGGGTGTCTTCCACCAGTTTGGCAGGCACCAGGTTTCGTGCTGTGACGGTCATATCAGTTCCTTAAATAATCGCCCACGACGAGCCTGATGGCACCGTAACCGTGACGCCGGAAGCCACCGAAATCGGGCCAGAAGACATCCCGTTGTTGCCCGAAGCGATTGAGTAGTTGGCAGAAATTGTGGCGTTATTTTCCCACAGCCCCAACGACGTGATGTTGTTGCTGCCGCCGCCGGCAGCGGCCCACTTAAGGCCCGTGGCCGTCGTCGAGTCAGCCGTCAGCACAAAGTTGTTCGTGCCCACCGCCAGCCGGACGTTGTCCGTGCCATCAAAACCGATCAGGTCGCCTTTGGTTGTGGTAGGGGCCAACGCGTCAAACGCCGCCACGGCTGTTGTCTGACCCGTACCACCATAAGCAACGCCAAGAGCATTAGTCGGCGTAAGTGTGGTCGCAGCGATAGTGCCGTTAACGTCTAGCGTAACGGTTGGGGTCTTTCCGATTCCAACTAAGCCCGCGCTGTCAATCCGCATCCGCTCCGTCGGGCTGCTTGCCCCGTCGGCTGTAGTGCTAAAAACCAGACGGCCCGGCATATCACTGGTGCCGGGTGTGCCGTCTACCTCTGCACGAATTAATGCGCCTTCTACGAGGGATGCGCCATCCGTGCCTTCAAAAATGATCTGGCCCAGTTGATCCCCGTTTTGGACGATAGTGGCCCCGCCCAGAGAACCAGAACGTGACTTACCCAAGAACAAAATCGGCCCGGTGTTAGCGGCTGTGTTCCGCATAAGCGCTGCCGATGAAGTGTTTGCAGTAGTTCCTTCGGTTTGAAAAACCGGCACCACAGTGCTGGTGGAGCTATCAAACGTGCGCGGTGAAGTTGTGCCAATCAGCACGTCGCCCGAACTATCAATCCGCATCCGCTCAGTCGGGCTGCTTGCACCGTCAGCCGTGGTGCTGAACACCAACCGGCCCGGCATGTCATTGGTGCCGGGGGTGCCGTCTACTGCGCCCTCAATTTTTGCAAGCTCAATGAACGCCGCGCCGTCGTAGCCTCCATAAGAAACTCGGCCCACGTTGTCTCCGCTAGAAACAATCGTGCGGGCGGCCGCTGTACCTCGACTGCGGGAGAGGTCGATATTGCCGGCGTTCGTCGCAGTAGTCCCGGAAGTGATGGCAGAAAAACCAGCGTTCGTTACCGCCTCAATGCGTGCTGTTCCTGTTTGCGTTGTGATTGAGGAAGTAGCCGCTGAGATCAGTACCCCCGCATCATTTACTACAAACGGCGTCGAGTCCGGATTCGTCGAATCCTCGATCAACAGCGCGTCGCCGGAGCCACGCTGAGTCACGCGCAAAGCTGCCGAGCTGGTGCTGACATCGATTGCCAGCTCGCCGGTCATTGTGTCGCCAGCAATATTGACCGCACCGACCGCAGCGCGGAACGTCGGTGCGTCCATCGTGGTGATGGTGTTGTCCGCGTTGATCTGGACAAACGTGATCGCGCTGGGGTTGGGCAGCGTGAAAAAATTACCGCCGACCGTAGTCGCGCCAAGCGACGTGCGGCCTGTAGCTGCCACAAGATTGGTAGCCCCGCCGTCCCATTGCAAACGCTCAGAGTAGGCCGTATCCCAGTTTGTCTGGCTTGCGTTAGTGGGGATGGAATACCCGGCAGAGTAAGTAACGGCCAGCGTGCCCGCAGTGGTGATCGGATTGCCGGTCACCAACAGGCCCGTGGGCACTGTCATGTTTACGGAGGTCACTGTGCCGGGGCCGCCACCGCCGCCACCGCCGCCAGAATCAGGTTGGGGCGGGGGGCCAATTTGCAGGTCGTCTAGCGATGTCTGGTTGCCACCGTTACCTGCAAGATTGAACAGGTTCAGAAAGAACCGATACCACTCACGCGACACCATCCCCGTGCGCGGATCAATGATCTCGACACGGTTAGACGGTATGTTTGTGATATTTTGCTGTTCAGGCATTGGTCGGCGACACGATCAATTCGGCGTCCATGATAGCCAGCTTGACAGGGTCAGTGCCCGAAATCTCATACACACGGTCACGCAGTTTGAGCGTCATGCCTAGGCGTCGCCAAATGACGCGGCGGTAGTACTCGCCAATCTTACCGACGGAAACCCAATACTCGTTGGACCACGTATGCCCGCCGTCGTCCGACCAACGCAACATCATTTGAGGGTCGCTGCCTTGGCCCGTGTTGGTGCCGACGCCCGACTCACAATCGACTTGCAAACTGTGATGCGCGGTTCTCTTAAGATTGTTTGTGCCCGACGGCAACGCGCGCCACGAGCGCAGCCATTTTTGAATGTCGCCGTTGTCGGAGTAGTCGTTCAGGTCAAACGCGTAGATGTTGCCGTTCTCAAAATCGCCAACGACAATCTTGTCGTCGTAGACGGCCTGGCAATTAGAACGATGGCGCACAAAGTTGCCGTTAGACCAACCAGCGCGTTCGTGCCAGGCTTGGGTAGCCACATCGTAGACCCAAGTGGTTTGAGCCGACGGAAAGATCAGCACGTAGAAGGCGTGGCCGTCTTGCTGGTAGGTATACCCAATCGCATCTGACAGGTTGCCGTATTCTTGAATCTGCCACTCAACTGCGTGCGTTGAGATACGTTGGCCGGTATAGCCGTTAGCGCGGTAAACAATACCCCGTCCACGGGCATCAGAACCCAGCCAAAACAGGCCGTTGTCAAGTTTGGCAACGGAGTACGGGGCCGCGCATCCGATCTCGTTAAACGCGCCTTGGATGCGTTGCAGCGGGAAGTCTGGCAATCCTGCGTCGTACCAAACTTCAATTGAGTTGGTGCCAAACAGCCACGCCTCGCGGTGGTCAACAATCAAAGACACCAGACCGTCTGGATCGCCTTCAGCGCTGGCAAAGTCCAGCGGGTCAACAGACAGGCCGTCCAGCAACGATGTCACCCACACCCGCGAGCTGTTGGGTTCGTTGAACACAAAATATCCGTCAAGGTAGCCCACCTTTACCGCGCCAGGGAAGTCCGGGTCGGTAATTTGGGCGAACACTTCGGTGTCTGCGTTGTAGATGAAACCGTCAGGGTTGCAGGCGATAAAAATCTGAATGCCGTTGTCCGATATAGACACAGGGCCGCTTCCAGTCACGGTGCCCAAAGGCCTGATCTGCCAGCGAGTCGTATTACCGATCACGTTAAGTCGGTAAAACGTATCGCCTGAAACGGCGTACAGATAGTCTTTGAGCACCCACAACCCGCGAATCGGTCCGCTGCCTACACCAACCAATCGCAGCAAGCCAGGGCAACGCGACAAAAAAGCGGCGGTTTTGCCGCCCTCGGGCACAAGTTCCGGGTACATGTTGACCATGCGGTTGTCCGCAGCGTTGACGCTGCGAGCCACATAGCTGGAACCTAGAATCGGCGTTTTCATCAATAGTTACCCGCGTAGATGTTGTACCGCTGGCGCGTCGCAATCAGCGAGTACGGCATCGACATCACATCGTCAGGGTTGTTGATGCGCTTCAAGTTGCGCTTGCTGGTCATGGCAATGCGCTGCACTTGAGGCGAAGGCTCCACGCCAAACTCTGGCGCGATCTCGCAAGCCAAGTTGTACGTGAAGGCCCGCAGGTAGCCTGGCGGGAACAGAATTTCCGTGACCAAAGTAGCCGGCTGCGTCAACACTTCCACGCTAATGAAGTGCCACTCCAGCAACCGCGTCGGGCGCGGGTAAATGTAGAGGTCGAAGTTCGGGTAGGTGTTGTTAACGAACATCACCTGCGGGAACGTCGAGGTCACGGTCTTGACCGCGATGCCGTCGTACTGCTGCTGGTTGATCAGCTTGATGCCGTAGGAAACGCCCGTGCCGGGGTCTTTGAAGTACGTGGCATCGTCCACCAAAACGGGACGAACGGCGGTGCCGTTTAGACGCACCAGCGAACCGCTGGGGCCAAGCGTTTCATTGATTGAGCCAGTCGGCCAGTTGACGATCTGGTCGATGGTGGCAAAGACTGACAGGCGTTCCGTGTTCCACGACTCAATCATCTGATTGAGCGCCATCAAAGAGTCTTGAGACATGGCCGCCGAGGGCGTTTCGCCTTCGGCCAGCACACCTAGTAGCCGCAACGCCCGGTTAATCTGTTCGCCTGCGGTGTAGGTCGCCATGTCACTCTCCTTCGTCGGTCAATTCTTCGGTTTTCTTGCGTCGCCCGCGGCGCACTACTGGTTCGGGGCTAACTTCTTCCTCAACCGATGGGTCAGAATTGTAGCGCGACCAACCGTTTTGGATATCCAATTCGGCTTCTATATCCAGCGTAGCAACTTTGGCGCCGTGGATAGGGTGTGTAAGGTAAATTACTGCCATATAAAAAAACGAGGCCGAGGTTGTCGGCCCCGTTTAATTTTACAGTACGTGAATCACAACAAAGTTGATCACCACGGCCTCGGACAGCGAGCCGCCCGAAAGGTTGCGTAGGGTAATCGTGCAGCTTCCAGTGGCCTTGCCAGAAATCCAGCAGTTGTAGGCGCCCGCAGTAGCACCGGAAGACACGCTCAACACCACAACGTCTTTGGCGCTGATAACGCTGTTGGTCAGCGTGAACGAGACGTTCGTGGCGTTAGCCAGAGCGGCGTTGTTCATCGTAATCTGACCAGCGGACTTGTTCAAGGTCACGCCCGTCGATTTGTCAGTCAATTGCGTAACCGTACCACTCGCTTCTGCGGTGTAGCCCAGCTCGCCGCCAGACAGCACTGAGTCAGACCCAATGATGTTCTGGTCTTCAAAAGCCACACCAATTGGTTTGGTATTGGAGGACATAGTGTTTCCTTTAAAAACAGGGGGCCGAAGCCCCCCGTTGATTACGACACGCGATACAGCGTCCAAGAACCGTCGCCAGTCTTGCGGGCACGGAAGTGACCCGAGGTAGTCTCGGTCACAACCATGTTGCCCACCAGCGTCCAGCCCGTAGCGGTAGCCACGGTCACGTCGTCAGTACCTGCATCAATGTTGATGACGTAGAAGTCGAACGCAGCGTTCACTTTAGACGCGCTAGAAACGTCAGCTTCCAGGTCTGCCACGGTGGGCAAAGTCAGGTTGCCGGCGGTGCCGTTGAAAGTGAACAGGCCGTTCGCCAGTTGAGCAGCCGTAGCGGTAGCTGCGGCGGTCAGTGCAGTCGGGGCACCTTGAACAAACAGTTGAGCTTCGCCGACGTTGCCGTCGCCAATCTGGTAACCACCAGCGCCATTAGGGAGAGCCATGATAATTTCCTTTTAAAAAAGTTACGGAAACGGGGCCGAAGCCCCATTTGATTAGCCCCAGAGGCGAACGCCCATTTGAGGACGGATCACGTTGTAGCCGTAGAGAACGTCGATACGGCAGGGCATACGGTCGTTGTTGATGTCGTATTGACGAACAACGCGCAGGCTGATGCCATTATTGACAGCGCGAGCGGCCATGTCCACGCCTTGCGGCAGGAGCAGGTCGGCGGTAGCGAAGGTGATTGCATCCTTGTGGTACACCAGGTTCTGAGCGTATTGACCGCCAGAAGCGCCCACGAACACCACAGCCTTGCCGCTTTGGGGCAGCACGTCCACGGTAGCCAGAGCGTGGTTGGCCGAGTACATCGGAGCCACGGTGATGTTGCCGGCGCCAGAGCCGTTCAGGGTCACGTCAGCGGCTGCAACGAACTGGAACAGCGAACCAGTGGACTCACGGGTTTGCGGGTTCACAGCGTAGCAGTCAGCAACAGTGAACACGTCGCCGAGCTTGACGGTGTCGTTTGCACCAGCGCCGGTGATGGCGATGGTGGTAGCGCCTTCAGCAGTCACAGCAGCCGACAGAGTACCGCCGGTAGCGTCACGAGTGCCGCAGGTGAACTGCTTGATCGACTGAGACATGTTGACTTCGTCGAAGCCCAGCACGCCCATGCCCATCATGCCGTTCTTGAACTGCTTGCTGATGGTGTCGGTCGGGTTGAACAGACCTTTCATGCCTTCAACCAAGCCAGCGTTAGCGGCAGGATTAACCGTGGCGTAGCGCGGCGACATCACAGCAGCGTTCTCGTTGAGTTTCTGCTGGGCTTGCAGCAGAACCAGCGAGGTGCTGGGGGTGGTGCCGGGAGTGCCAACGGTGTTGCCGATGTACTTGTAGCTGTTGGCCACATCAGCGTCGATGGACGAGGCCAACTGGCTGATACGAGGCTTAAGAACACGCTCTGCGAAGTCGTCCAACTGCATGGTCAGTTCGGCAGAGGTGAAGTTCACGCCGATGTGCTTCTGCGAAGACACAGTCAGGGTGGTGAACTGCTCGTTGTCGTCCTGAACTTGCAGGGCG